GCCATGTGTGTGGAGGGGTTACTCAAGTTTTAGCTTGAGTGGTCAGGGAAACATCGGTCGATGTAACCCTCGGCGACGCTGAACCATGCGTCGCCTAGCTCGTCCTTGGACGAGGCTGCCTGTGGAATGTGATCCCAAGAGGGCACAGACCTTTGCAGGACTTTCGACCGTGGTACTCGCTCACCCTTGCGGGTGACGGGTATTTGGCCGTCCCGTACATGTCCGCCTAGTACAGAGATGAGGATGCCCATCGGATTCACCTTGAATCCTTTGTACATCTTCTTCTTTTTGTACTTCCCGGACTCATCGGGCAGCTTGTAAGTCTCATCCACTTCCGTCAGGGCCCTATACAATAGGCTCCTTGTGGCGATGGAATGGAACGTCAAGCCAGAGCGAGAGTATGGCACGAGTATGCCTTCAGCGTCTCCGTCGCGCGGTGGTATCGGAAGAAACCGAACCTTAGCCGCGAGATACGAGACGAGGAAGTCAACACAAATGCCGGTCCTCGAGCTCCATTTGATGAGGCGGTTGATAGCGGAGTAGCAGTCGGAGGTGTATTGCAGATTTTTGATGTAGACCCCTCTTACGAGGTGTCCACGCCAGTAGTCCGCTCCACACGACTCCCTGAAGTCTCCAACGTTGAATGACTTGGCAACATTCACCGTATAACCGAATAACTCCAAGGCATGGCAGACATAGTGATACGCATCTCTGCGCACCACGATGTCGTCGCCAAAGACCCCGTAGTTTCCGATCTTAGACTTACGCCTAAATCCCATCTCTGGGACTTGGGTTTGGGTCGGTCTGTAAGAGCGAGGCCGTTTCGGCTCGATCCCTAAGACGTGATAACAGGAGACTACAATCGCCGCGAAAACGATGGTCTGCAATGAGAACGTGAAACCGTTTCCCATTGAAGATACCATCGAAAGTTCCTCAACTACGCCGTCTGGTCGACGTACGTAGCGCGTTCTTAGGCGCTCCAACCACGTTACTAAGTAACGGGGCAGGATTGCTTTACAGAGCGTGAGGGCCTTACAATCAGAGGCAGATACCAGGTCGATAGTAGCAAAACTACCGTCCAGGCTCCCAATCCTCGCCATTTCTCGATTTATGTCCGGTTGGTCCGACAGGTTAATACCAGTCGCCCGTTCGGTGCATTCGTCGATGGCTAATCCGAGTCCGCGCTGGTAAAACATACCCAGCACAGTCTCGGAGATGATTGTTCGCTTGATGTCGAACTGCTTAGGAGCAAAAGAAAGGTTACCCACGTTCACCACCCTCTCTCCACGCATGGCACTACGAGCCTTTTCAGCTTGTACCCAGGTGGGATGAAAAGAGGCGGACTGACGGTAAATGTCATACAGCTGGCTGTTCGGACTGCTGAGTGTCGAGTCGAACATCTTCGTATAGAAGTTGTTCTCCTTGACATCAACGTTCGACCCGACCCCGAGGCAACCCCGTTCGAAGAGGGTATGCCGCGAGATAGGAAGGCCGTCTGGATGCAACCAACGTTCGAGATTGTATTTCACAGTCTCGATCAGTACGTCGTCATAGAGCTGTTTAGGCTCGAGTACGAAGTCCTTACATCGAGCGTTGCAGGCGAGGAATTTCTCCGTCGCCCGACGCTCGGCGGTTGGTGACACCAGGTCTTCAAGTTTCTTGAAGATGGCCGACGCCCCTTGCAGGGCGTCTACCTGTGACAGCGACATATCTGATCGGATAAAGTCGTCAGTCAGGGGCAGCTCAGCTGTAGCGAGCCGTTTGAGCAAGACGTAGTCTAACCGCACTCGTCGGCTCATACGTCACTCCGGCCGATTCGGGTTCTTCTCGAACTCGACCGAGATGATACTGATACGATCCGGAGAAAGACCAAAGATGATCTTCTTCGAACCGTAACGTAACGTCTCACCTCCCAAGAATAGCCTCTCTTGGAGGCCGCTCAGGAGGTCGGCATAGCTACGCCGATACCACCGTTCTCCCCGACCTCTTCTCTCGAAGAGCGGGAAGCGCATGTGGTTCAGCGGGATTTCACCAGAGCCAGTTTTCACCGGCACGAGCGAAAAGTTCCCTTTCCCAACGAATCCGAACATACGACGATCGGCGATCGTTTGCACGATCGCCAGAGTCTTTTGGTCGAACACGCTGAGATTGGTTTCGACGTCCGTTATCCCCCCCGTTAAGATTACGGTGGGCATAGTGTACGACGAAATGGAACTGCTCAACTTGAGATCTCATTGCATTTGTCCTAACTTAGGATAGTGGAGTGAACCATCTCGGCCGTCGGTGTAAAAACAAGAGGCCTAGGCCGCTCGTCCTTACATCACGCCAGTAATGGCGGTGTCGCCCATGCCAGCAGATTGCTGGTTGAGGGCGCCGATGTGGGCCGAGAACAACGCACGCAGGTTGGCCGGATCGGCGGCATCGGAGCCCGAAGGGACTTCGATGACGCTGGTGATCCGACTGAGTGCGTACGGTTGGCCGGCGAGGGGCAAGACGCCCTTCTTGGTGACCACCTTGTAGGTGTTCAGCGGAACGCTCGGCAGCAACCCAGTTACCGGATTCGTGCGGCCCAGGATCTTGAGGATCTTGGGACGCCAGAATGCGATAGTAAAGGGTGCCGCGACCGAGTGGGCCACGACACCCGTCTGGGTGCCGCCAAGCGCCGTCACGGCGCTCTGCTTACCGTTCACGTCCGAGGCCGTATCGGCCGTCAGCGTGTAGGTAGGAGAGGTGAAGCCCGTTTGGGCAGCCCCCGTAATGGGGGACGTGAGGTTCCAGGTCATGTTGTTGTTCCTGTTTGTTCTTGGTGTTTTTCAAAACATCGAGCCCAGACCGGGCCGTCTGTTCATGGCACCCGCACCAACTAAAGCGGCGATATTCAGCCACTTTAAACTGCCAAGCTGAGGGATCTTAATCTCCGGTTTTACAACCGGAAAAGAAGATTGGATCCTCCTCTTGACGATGCGGGCAGAGGCTTCATAGGAACCGAGTGTACCACCCACGAGATCACTCACGGCATCCGCGTCAAGGTTACCCTTGTCACGGCGCGTTGAGATGATGGTCTCGTTTAGCCATGTCAAGTCTGAAGTATCCGTGAAGGCATACTGCAGGATCTCTTGGACGTTGAAGAAGTAGTCCACGAGAAACGAGAATGGCAAAAGCTCCCACACAGAGGGCACGAACTGTTCGGGTGTGAACCCGACCAGGTCGCGTAACCTGCGTGCAGAGCCAAACGGTGCACTGACTTGAGTTCGATAGCCGCCACGTAGGATAACCTCCATAGTGACAGCAACCTCCCTGGTAAACAGCGCGGAAATTTCCCCTGCGGGAAACTGAACCTCGCGTGTTTTGGAGATTGACTCAATGCCTTTGCCATAACCCTTAATCTCAGTATGGTGCGAATCATACGAGAAGCGGGCCAGGGTCTCGGCCGCATCCTGCACATCGTGCAGTAACGGCTTAGCCCCGAAGGCAAAAGTCAGGTAGTTGTCGTAAAGTCCCTTGCGGAATTCCTTCCACAAGTCCGGCTTGCGCTTCAGGCGTTTAACCGAGTCATTGTCAGGGATAGGCAGACCAGTGTGCGGGGAAATCTTGGTTTTACCCATGTATTTCCTAACCCACTTGGCCTGTATCTCTACATGCTTCGGTATCATCTGAGCCAGTTTACGGCTACTATTCCTGATCAAGGAGATCGACTCTCTCAGCTCTCCCATCAGCGTCAACCCATCCATTTGGGTGCGTTGTTGCTGAAGTTGAGCTAGAAAGCGTGCGATCGCCTGGTTCCTCGCCGTCGTGAGCGCGGGACCACCGATAGCTACTGGCTGCGGCATCTGAGCGGGTAAACACAAATACCCATCTAGATGTCGCTCTCCCAGAAACAGCGGCGGCGGTGGTTTCGAGTTGGTTATTAAGACCTTCTTGAAACACCTGCCACGCGAAGCTCTGATGTCGTACTTGACCCCATCGAACGCCGTTGTTGCGGACGCCCCGTTCTTCACCAGCTGTTTCCATCTCGGTAGCTTTTCCCCGGTCTTCGAATCTACCCAAGAGAACGTCTTGGGAGTCGAGGCCATGGAAACGCCAGTCGAGTGGATAAGCGTGTTGAAAGATTGGAACGTTTTCGTTACTTCGGTGTTTTTGGTGTAGGTCATGTTTGACATCCTCACGACAGACTAGGCCAATGAAGGCCTAGCAAGGTACCCCCCTCTTGGGG